CAGACCCACATTGCGGGAGAAACCGTCGAGCATCGCCAGCTTGTTGGTGGCAATGGTGATAACCGCATCAGCGAGATAATCCACCACCAGCGTCGAGGTGAAGGTGTTGGTGTTCTGCGGAGCGTGGATCTGGTTCTGGCGGATCAGTTCGCTGTGGTTCTCAATCAACCACTTGCGACGATCAGCACCAGCCTTAAACGACTTGTGCTGCTCCAGCAGCGGGTTGCCGAGGTTCTGAATCACGGGGCGCACCGGCTCGGGGGCAGGAGCAGCGGTGGGAGACTTCAACGAAGCTTCCAGAGCGGAGAGCTTCGCCATGATGGACGCGAGGTCAACGGAAGCGGCAGGAGCAGCCGCAGCCGTCACAGTAGTGCTATCGGACATATTTGTGTCGGGTTGTTGTGTTGGTTGCGGCAAAGAAGCTTTGCCATTTTCGCTGACGGCGTTGTTGCCATCCGCTGAAATCTTATCGTCTGGGGAATCATTTTCCTCCAGTTCTTCACGCTCCAACTGAGCGTAGAGAGCGCGGAACCAGTCGCGTCCAGCCGCACCACCCCAAAGATTGGCGGCGACATCGGCAGGAGTGTTAGGCTCTGCTTCCAAGAATCGCTCATTGCGACCCCACCAAGCATTAGCCTTCTCGACTTTATCTTCGGTCGGCTGCTCTCCAGCTACCAGAGATTCAGCCTCAAGAACGGTCTGCTTCTCCAGACCTTCACCAGCCAGACCTTCAGCGTACTGCTCAAGACCTCGGCGGAGATTGTTTTTAACCGTCTCGGGAGCGGTCTTGGTAACAGCGCGGGGATGCCACTTGGCAGCCATCGCAAGCTGTTTGATCGGCTTGTCTACCAGACCGAAAGCGAGGGCCTCAGCGGTGGTGAACCAAGTCTCAGCTTTCATCGCAGCCCTAATGGCTTCAGGAGACTTGCCGGTCTTCTTGGCGTACACTCCAACCAGCACTTCAGCGTGTTGATCAAGAGCATCAGCCATCTTCCGCATATCCTCGGAAGTGCCAGAAGCCATTCCAGACGGATCGTGAATCATCATCAGAGCGGCATCGGCCATCTCGACGCGATCACCGGCAAGAGCAATGATGGAAGCAATTGAAGCCGCAATTCCGACAACCCGAGTGGTCACCGGAGCTTTGCGACCGCGAAGCTGGTTATAGATGCTGAGACCGTCCCAGACGTTGCCACCGGGAGAGTTGATCTCTACAAGCAGAGGACCATTCCCAATCTCATTGAGAACGTCCGAGAATTGTTTGGCAGACAGTCCGCTGCCACCATACCAGTCTTCTCCGATCTGATCGAAGATCTGGATGGTTGAAGTCTCGCCAGCAGAATTTGCCGGTGAGTAATAGAGCCAGTCTGACTTTTTGGTGAAGCTCATTCGGTTTTCTTGGCTCGCGGCTTGCGTTGCTTTTTGACTGAGGCAGTCACTTCGCTTTGTTCTACGACAAGCGGTTGTGATCCACCTTCAGACGGAGCAACTGGCGACGGAGATTCAGAAGAATCATCTTCAATGTCAATAGCAGGTGCAGCACTAGCCGCAGGACGTTCTTTTTGAATCACCGAAATCTCAGAGACATCAACTCCGTATTTGTCAGCGAGTTGACGCACAAACAAAGCTTGTTGAGCCTTAGCCTCAAGAGCAGAACGCCAATCAAGTCCACGCGCACCGTAGACTTCATCGTAAGTCACAACACCGGCTTCCAACTCAGCAAGTTGAGCCGCCGAGTTACGGCCAACGTCAACATTGGGCGAGCGCGGAGCAGTGATGGATACTTCGTACCAATCAGACGGAGCATCATTAAGAGTCGGATCGCTCTTGATCGCATACTCCATGACGTACTCGTAGATACGACGAGCAGCAGAAGCCATCACTTGATGACGCGAGCGGAACCAAACAGCGGACATATCTAACGCTCCGCGATAGACAGTTCCCTGCATGGACTCAGGATAAACAAGAACGTAAGGAATACCAACGCCAGCACAGACTTTTTCAGTCAATTGCCGCCAGTATTCCCGCATATTGACACCGGGACGCTCCGTAGCGAATTGCTCGAAAGTGTCTCCGTTCTTGAGAACTTTAACTGAAGAACCGAAAACCTGCTCGTAATACGTCTCGGCAGTGTTAGGCGTGACATTCGCTCCAATGCCAGCGCGGAGACTAGAAGCTTGGATCTCACCGCTTACGGTCTTTACGATCTGAGCGACTGAGGCTCCGAGTTTGCAAGCTTCCATCTCCAGCTTCTGGAGGTCGTCGAGATCGTGCAGATCATTGATAACCGCACTGACAAATGGGAGGCCTCGGAGTTGACCGGGACGATTCGGCTCGTAAATGTGAACGACCGAATCCGCAGGAATGGAGCGAACATCGACTAGATTTCCCTGCGTCTTCTCGGAACCGATGAAGTAGGCGACGGCACGTCCCGTCTTCGGGTCAAACCGGATACCGTCAAACACGGTCAGGTCAGACTCCATGCCCACCGGAGTTGCAATGGATTGAGCCTCAATCAACTGCAAGCGCGGCTTTCCGCTCTCTCCACGGGTAAGCAAAAGGAAAGACTCCCCATCATAAAACCACCCGCGGGCGGCTTGACCCATGAGCGTTGAGAACGACTGACGACTTCCGATGTCTGGATATCGGCACCAGATATCAAACCACTTCTTAGCTTTGAGATTCCAAGCAGGATCAGATGAAGCAGGTTGAACAGAGAACGAAGACCCAACGGTGTACGACTCAAACAGATCTCCTAACCTGTTCATTATCGCGTTATTCTGTTCAAAGAAACGCGATTTACGGACAATGGCTTGTCGAGTCGAACTTGTTACATCAAAACGAGCGGACGTGTAAGACGTGTCCAGATACGAACGACGCAAAGACTGGCTCGCTCCTTCGTACTTGTTAGCAGGAGCAGCAAAGAGCTTCTCTCGGATGGTGGCTAGGATTCCCATTTAAGACATCCTGACGGTTGGCTCTCTGCGGAACTGTGTAAAGTCTCCGTAGTAACGAGTGGTCGCAATCAAGATTGCACCAAGCATCTTGTTGTAGATCTGGAGATCAGTCGGGCTGGTGATTCCATCTCCAGACAACAAAGTCACAGCGTAATCGTAATCCCCCAACAGAGACTCCCACATTTCCAACATCTCCAGCGGAGCCGCCGTCCCCTTTCCGGGTTCAGCGAACTCCACAGAAACGTCACTGCTAGAGGTCTGTCTGACAATCTGACCGGACTCTTGCGAGTTAGCCGAGACCGTCAACTTAGCAGTCAACGCTTCCAGCAGCGTCAAAGAGCCTCTGCTCGCGTAGGTGGTACGCAAGTAAGCTCGCTTTGTCGCTACTGTGTATGTGAACACTTGCGCGGACTATCCACAGAGCGGTGAGTCTGTCAACCACCAGAAATTTCGGCGGTGCTGGACGCCAGATCATTCCACAACATCACCATTGCCAATTGCATAAGCTCGCAGTCATGCAAGTGATCGGGCCAGCGCGTGTTTCGCTTGAACCAGAGATGTTTGATTCTGCCCGATCTATTAGCTGTAGGCTTTAGAACGTGAGAGTCCAAGTGCTTCCAATAGGTCTCAGCATCAGCCGCAAACGCCCCTTCAGCCTCTAGCGGTGCTGGTAGGCTACAGACAGTCCACTGGTTGGAATCAGACCCTTTACGGAGCCGCTGAAGCACTTCCCGCATGTGCTCAGTGTCGAACACCAGCAGAGGCTGCACCGCATCGGTTCGCATTGAGGTTGATGTCGAAATGCCGAACGGATGGATTGCTCCGGTCTTGCTGGTGAATCGCGCTCCGGTCTCTCGGCCTTTCATTGGGAGCCATCCGATCAACATGGGCTTTCTGAGTCCTCCCTCTGGTGGATACCGGAGACCGCATGGGTAGGTTATCGGGTTGCTGGAAGTCTGCGAGAACTCGGCGCAAGCATCGTATACAGCCTGAGAGTTGAAACCGGAATCAATGCCAACGTCCATGTCATGCACGTTGTATTGCAATTGAACCCGTCGCAGAGCGGCAAAGTCGTCAGCGTGACCGGCAGCTACCAAGCGCGAGTTGCCTTTGCTCCACTCTCGGCAGACCCACCACAAGAACGGTGCAGCGGCTTGAACGTCGGCGGTAAGGTATCGTCGAGCTTCTGGTAGGCCAGAGTCAGAAACGACTTCAACCCTCTCTTGCTGGCTTTCTTGGTTCTCCCACGGTTCCGCGAGCATACCGTTTACGAATCCCTGCAAGCCCATCATTGAAGCTTTGGCTTCCAAGAATGAGACGGCCAAGTGACCCCAAGTGCATTTGCGATCCGGCGAATAGAGGCTCGATAGGTGGTAAGAGCGAACGCTTGGGAGACTCGCTTGATTCTCAGAAATCCACTTACCGTTGCGTAACCCTGCAACCTTCTGGCTGTCAGATATCTTTCCCTGACAGAGTTGGCAGACGTAATGAGCCGATGACCTAATCTTCTGCCAGTCAGGTCGTCCGTCTTCGGTCTTTGTGTTGTCCCAAGTGACTTGTCGCCATTCCAGCTTGATGTATTCGGAGCAATGTGGACACGGGATGTAATACCGTCGCTGGTCTCCTCGTAGGAAACGCTGCCATATTCTCCCTTCGGAGGTTGTCGGAGTGCTGGTGAAAAACGCTTTGGAGCTTGAGAATGCTTTGAGCCGTTGTTCTGCGAGGTCCAGAGCATCGGCTTCCTTAGCTGTTGCTTCAGCAAATTTGTCTACCTCATCTGCGACCAAGATTCGCACCGGACGGGACGCTAGATTTGCCGGTGAATTAGATCCAACAAAGGTCAATGTGCAGCGGTCAAACTGCTGCTCTAAGTTGGTCATCTGATCTTTGTCAGATGGAAACCGTTTAACGAGCGCGGGACAGTCTTCCAGCATCGGAAGCCACCGAGACTTTGAAAAGCTGCGAGCGAGATTCTCACTTGGCATCAGCCACAGAGCGGGACTCGGTTCAGTGTCGATAGCCCATGCGAGACCAGCCATGAGCGTCGTCGTCTTGGAGGTTTGAGATCCCCAACACAACGTGACCTCAGACACTGACGGATCTTTCCAGCACTCCAGCGGTTCTCGGCAATACGGTCTTACTGCCGTTGAGAATGGGCCGGGATGCTCAGTCTGCCTTTGGGTCAACGTCAGGTTGGCTTCGCTCCATTCCACCACGGTCTGACGTGGGGACGGGCGGTAGATCTGACGACGGAACTCTAGGATTTCACGCTCAAGATCGCGCATCAGAAAAGCTCGGTTTGATTGTCCACGATGCGGTGCCTTCTGGCCTCACTCATATTCAAGAATGCCATACGTTCACTGACTCCATCCCACAGTTTATCGCGCAACTGCACGTTGCAACCCCACGTCGCGTTCTCATTGAAGATCTCAACCATCAGCACCAGACCGTCAGGCTCCAAGTGCAGCACGCCCCAGAACGGCAGCTTTGTGTGCTTGGTGATATCAAGAGCGGCTTGAAGCTTTCCCCATGAAATCATCCACTCGTTGCTGTAGGTCGATTCCAGCTTCTCCAGTCCGTAGTTCCGAGATTTGACCTCATAGATTCCGGTGATTGTGCCGGTGTTCTGGTTCCAGATGAACCCGTCGATGCGTGAAGGTTTGTCGTCTGCAATCGGCAAGAACCGGAGAGCGGTGTCGCGCTCAATAGTTCGCAGCGCGATCTTGTTCTGACGGAGAGCCTCTAACCCTCGCGGCTTCTGGCAGTTCAAGATTTCCATGGGTCCGTCTGGTGTAACGTCTTCAAGCATACATCCTGTACCCACCGCTCTAGCTCGTTCTCAGCGTGTTCTGGGTCATGCGGTGCAATGCGACCGGCCAACTGCTTGGGCATCGACTTGAGCAACTGAGCAACCGCTCCATCATGGTCCAGCATCGCCTTCTTGACCCAATCGCCAGACACTAGCTTGCGCTCACGTTCTGCGAGGTCGAGAACGTCTTGACGGGCTGAGATCAAGTTCTTGGCTGCTGTTGAATGCACCGAGACCATGCGTCCAGCGTCCAGAGATCGCGCTCTCAGAGACTCGACGGCTAGGCCATAAGCGGCGCGTTCAATCTCTTTCTGACGCTCATACGCCCCTTGTGGCGTGTCGTTGGCTACCTGCGAGCGGTCCACTTTCTCTTGGGCTTCCGGTGGGCGATAAGGACCGTCCAAAGGCTCTGAGCGAATATGGCTCGCTTCGATAGCCGCTTTGCGACGTTGGGCCGATGACCCGCGCCAAGCGTCGGCTGCTTCCGCTGAGTCCAAAGGCATTCCTTTGGAAACCAGTTGAGAGACTCGGCCTTTGGTTAGCCCACTGTGTTTGACGTACTCGCTTTGAGTCATCGGAGAGTTTCGGGAAGATCTTCGGATTTCGCTTTGAGCAAGTCAGCCAAACCCTTCGCAATCGTGCGTCGAGCGGGGTTGTCGTCGTCATGCGCGTAATGCGCGGCCACCAGATCGCAGGTTGTGCGATTTGCGCGGATCTGAGCGAGATGCCAACGCAAAGTGTGATGCCCAAAATTGAGCATGACGTATTGTGCAGCGTTTGTCATAAATTGGCGTTTATAATACAATAAGGAGTTTGATCGCGGAGAGAGATCGGTCCCGAGCGATCACCTGCGTATTTGACATAGGCGGGAGCCTTCTAACGTAATTGCAATACGCTATACGATTATGTAACGCATTGTCACTAGCGTTAGTGACACAAAAACACGCGAAAACATTAGGATTTTGCACGATTTGCCTTCTTGGTTACTGTTGTATGCTTACGCACAGTCGCTTTGCTTGGCAGATCAATAGGCTTTATGTCTAGCTCTTTGAGCTTACGTTGTAGCACAATTTCTTCTCCTCTATGTAAGATATGAGTGATGCGAGCAATGCCCACTTTCATCAGCTTTGCGATGGCGCGATACGTCATGCCTTCCTGTCGTCGTTGGTAGGCAAGCTCGCAGTCGTACTTCTTGAGCCATTCGCTCAGGTCTTCTTCCTTCTCGACATAAGCGTTGGCAGGGTAAGAGATCCACCCCTTAGCGACCGCATCATTCACGATCTTCGGAGCTTGATTGAGCAGCGTTATGCGAGCTTGTGTCTCTAAGATGTCAGCCTTAGTGATCTCCCCGTCTTGTACCTTGCGACATAGATAATGCTTTGATGCCATGTTAGCAGCCGGTGAGACGTTCCAGTTCTTCCTCTAGTTCGTAGATACGACGACGCTGGACATTAGTCTCGCGCTCTAACTTACGAGCAAGATGCAAAGCCACGAATGCAAGCGACTCTGGGTATTGCTTCTCAATACGTCGAAGCTCTTGATCGCAGCGTGGAGTGTCTGTCTCTGGATCTTCCCAAAACGTCTCAGTGTTAGTCATGGTATTAAATGGTTATCTTATATCAGAATGGAACGTCATCTTCGGGACCAATAGGATCTCTAGCACTAACTGTATTTTGCGCTGTCTCTTTGTGTCGTTGGTCTATATCAACATAATTACCAAGGATAGGTCCTTTCTTGCCTTCTTGTCTGGCTTGTTTGCTTACTGACTGAACGATCATTCCATCATTGCCGTATTGATCGCGGCCAGACTTGTTTGGGATGAGTGCAACGTCGAGATACGTTCCAGACTTGCCTTTGAACAGAAACGACTTGTCGATCTTCGTAACGTCAATCTTGCCGATATGCATGGTGTTTGTGGGGGATTTGTACCGTCGAGGGTCAGTTTATCAGGATGGTTTAGAGTGTCAACCCATCGTTGGGTTTTAGGTATCTGGAGCGATTTCTCCAAAGCGGCAATACTGCCCGTCATACCAGAGCTTAACGGCTCCACATTCACCGTCGCGCTGCTTGGCAATGGCGATGATAGCTTCACCGCACTTCTCGGATCTGTCGCGGTTGAGAAGCATAACGAGGTCAGCGTCGCGCTCTATCTGTCCAGAGTCTGCAAGATCGGTGAGCTTAGGTGATCGACCCTTCTCCTTCTCGTTCTCTCTGTTAAGTTGCGCCAGCGAGACCACGGCAACGTTACACTCGGTGGCAATGCTCTTGAGTCGTCCGCTGACCTCTGCGATCTCGTAGGTTCTCTTCTCGGCAGACTTTGAGCCGTGGATCTTTTGCAAATAGTCGATCAACACCAGCTTCACACCCCACTTACGAACCGCTCGACGAATGGTGGCAGTGATTGCCGCAATGTTGCTTACAGATGAACCAGACACAAAATGGAGCGGGCTGGATGCGATCCGAGAGCAAGCGTTGCTCATAGCCTTCATGCCACCTTCAGTCATGTTGCCGGTGCGTATGTCTCCCATTGGGACTGACCCGATTGTGGAAACCATGCGGCGGACGATTGATTCGTCAGACATTTCCAACGAGACGAACAGCGTTGGAACCTTACCAACGACAGCCGCTGCTTGAGCAAAGGCAATCGCCATGGCGGTCTTACCGATGGACGGACGAGCAGCTAGGATCGCCAGTTCTCCAAGCTGGAAACCATCAGTCATTTGGTCCAGCCGATAGAGTCCAGAAGTGATCCCAGACAACTGACCTTTCCGTTGGAATCGCTCTTGGGTTGCGTCGATAAATCGCCCAACAACTGACTTCGCGGGTTGCAGTGTCTCCTTAGAGGCATCAACGGCAAGCCCCTGTTCCGCATTAGAGACGATTTGATCGACGCTGAGGGTGGAGACAGCGGACTCGCGCAGAAGACGGTCTCCAGCGATTCGCAGTTGGCGACGGTGAGCGGCTTCAAGAACACCTTTGGCAAACATCGGATAGCTTGCAGGTGACGGGGAAGCTTCCATCGCTTTGTTCCAGACCTCAAACGGAACCGGCGTTGAAGCGAAGACTCGCTTCCACTCCCGCATGATCTCGGGTAGCGCAATTG